TTAAAGTTTTTATGCGACTCATCCCACTTTTGTTTTGTTTTCATGGTCTTTCCCTCCATTTGTTTAATTGAGTTAGTCTAAACTTGGGTGACCATCATGAACCACATAGATATGTGCATGTCCATTTTTCCTTTCTGGCCTCCAGTCCCCGCCAACAACACGCACTCTTGACGCATCGCTTCTACTCCTAACCCATTTTTTAACCTTGTCAATATCTTTCCACGTGCACGCCCAGCCAGCATAGGATATGCCTCCCGATGCTTGCCCCCAGCCTGACATAAATTTATCAGTCATGGCTACTATACAATTGTGGGTTGTCAATTCTTCTTTTGTTCTGTCGTCTTGAATAATCATGGCTTCACCTCTCCTTTTTAATTATTAACAATTAGAACTAACAACTCCCCCCCTTGGTCCAACTTCAAGAACTCTATCTGGATATCCGGAGTCAATCAATGCATCATCTGGTAATTCATGGTTTGATGGATCGGTAAAGAATAACCACATTGACGCTGTTTCATCAGTGCATGGGTAATACGGGTCAAAGTTATTGCGTGACTCAAATATATCCCTTGCATGTTTCAGCGAATTAAACTCTTCAATATCTTGATTTGTTACCCTTGTGCTGTAACTATGGCCTCCATGATATATTCCATAAACTTGCATTTTAAAGCCTCCTATTTTGAAATTAATATTAAGTACTGCGAGTAACTACAATATATGCATCATTGTTAAAACCGTGCATATATGCGTGATCAATAGAACCATGAACAATATATTCCTTTTTCTTGTATCTACAGAAATGCGGAACAAAGTTACCGAAAAATCCTTTATGATATGGTTTACGGTTGACAGTTTCCACTAGTTCCAGGTTGTAGTCAGGCCAACAATGGTGCTTTGAATCTTCAATTTTATGGCATACATTGATTTTGATTTTCATACTTCCCCCTTTCAAATTATGTGATTTATTTTCCATGCCTATAAACTAACACATAAAATCCACTTGTCAAGGCTAAATTCAATTTTTTCTCCTAAATACTATGGTAAGATCTGACTCTTTGTAATACCCGCCTTCGGAAACGACAATCTTGTTTCCAAATCCACAATTAGAGATTGTTTCATTGTCAACAAAATGATATCTTTCAACCACCATGAGTCTGGAGTGCTTTTTGCATTCGACTATGTCATTTTTTTTAAATACCATTTTTTTATTCAATTGATTATTGATCATTTATCACCTCCATTGTTATAGTTAAATTCAAACCTTATATATATCTATAATACCGAATATCACCTTGTCAAGCTTTTTTTGCATTTTTATACAAATATACCCATTTATTTTCACTACAACTTGAAACATACCATATATTGTGGTATAATGCCCCAATGATACAAGATAGAGAATCAATAGACCGACAGACCCGTGATGAGCTTGCTCGCTGGCTATCAGATCATGACTATCACAATCAAGACCGTAGTCACTTCCAGATTGACAATCGAGTTCAATATTCAAGACAGCCCGAAACCCCTGAAACACAATAACACCTCCAAATATGGCAAATAAGCCAAAATCAAGCAAAATTCAAGCGCCTGAGACGCCACTGGTGCCACTTTCGACAGTGGATGAATACCAGAGTATGGATGAAATTGAAGCACTCCCAGGGGACTTTCAACCCGTTCAATTAGTGAACACTGGAGTAAACAACTGGAACTTAGAGGAGGCGATTAAGCTCCGGGTGAATGAGGACTATTCCTTTGGGGATATTGCTGACCATTTTCAAATGCCAAGGTCTACAATTTATAAACGCATGAAGAAGTTCACTGTTTTAATGACAGGCCGTGAATTGGTGGCTTTCCGGAAAAATAAGACAGATATGTTGGACAGCAGTGAGGCGACTTTGCTGTCTTTAATCGGAGACAACGACAAGCAAAAGGCTGCCAGTCTTAACAATGTGGCGTTCACACTTCGGCAAGTCCATGATATGAACAGGATTCACAAGGGGTTGAGTTCGGAAAATGTGCTTGTGCGGGTATTAGATGTAGAGGACCAGGCCTTTTTAGATGATCATGCCGGATCATACGCAAGCAAGCTAATATCCGATGCTGAGGAGTCAGAGTCAGTTACAGATGATTGATATTAGCGTATTTGCATAATAGTGGACGTGTACTGTGTAGCCTGGGTTATTAGCTGCTATTACCTTGTATATGCTCTCATATCCTGCCACATGCTCACACAGGCCAGTTGACATAATATACATTATGGTACATGGGACATTATCAGTGTTGTTATGAGTGGACAGGGTGTAGCGCACATGGTACATAAGACTGATACACGCATCATATATGAATCAATAAGGTATCCATTGGTAAATTGATACAGGTGAAGGCCCCGGCATCTTTTTTCAGGTACAATTCTGTGTGTATATATAAGTCAACCCAGTCAGATATTTTTCTATAAAAGAGTTAAAATCGGTTTTCTGAAAAAAATATTATTTTATTAAAAGGACGTTCGAAGGAGTATAGCATAATGGCAGATTTTGAAGCGGATTTAATAAATAAGTTAACTAAGCGTCGAAAGAAGTTTGTGAAATACCCGGAGGGTGCGGGGTTACTGGAGCCACAGCCGAAAGTCGTAAGTGAGTTGAATCCGAGTAAGAGTTTTTTGGAGAAATATTTACCTGGATTGATGAATCAGAAGGCGGCTCGGGCAGCGAAGGCTAAGCGTTCAAGGAAGTAATATTCACTAATGGGTAAATACCTAACAAAACTATCAGACCTGTCGGAACCGCAGGGGTTAATAAAGAACTCATTTGTGCTCCATGCCCTTGAATTAATCATGCAGGCGTTTGACGAGTTGGACGAGAAAATTGATCGGTTGGGTTCTGGATATCCGAGTGGCGGGAATAACGGGTATGTGGATGCAAGGGGTGATTGGTTAGAGGATGTGAATCGAAATGGTGGGAAATAGTCGTGTCAAAACCCCGTAAACTTACAATTCAGGAGAAAATAGACGCCATGTCTCCGGAGGAAAAAGCCCTCGGTATGTGCCGGTCGAACCCGCTCGTCTGGATTCACATGAATAAGATTTACTTCCGTGAGAACATGCCGTATCAGTTGAAGTACCATAGTTTCCAAGGCGAAATTCTCCAATGCATGGCGCAGCGTCAGTGCATGATGAAAGGCGCTCAGCAGGGCTACACAGCGATGAACACGTTACGGGTGTTACACGGCATGATATTTAATAAGTACCCGCAGGGTGTATTCTACCTATTTCCAACGGCAACCCATGCCACTGATTTCTCCCGTGAGAAGTTCGATCCGTTGATTGCATGTAATCCGAGTATTGCCATGCACGTGTCTGGCGGGTCGATGAAGGGCAAGAAGACAGATAATGCGAGTATGAAGAAGGTTGGGAACTCATTTCTGTATTTACGTGGCGCAAGAGTATCTCAGAAGATCGGTGGGGAATCCGGAAAGAAGAGTTCGGTCAGCCTAAAGAGTAATAGTGCGGATTGCGTAGTATTTGATGAAGTAGACGAGATGGACCAGCATATGGTTTCCCAGGCTATAGCCCGCATGTTCCATAGTGAAGTCAAGGAGGAACGGTATTTATCCACCCCAACCATTGATGATTTCGGAATAGCCGCATTGTATAATAAGTCGGACCAGCGGGTCTGGATGATTAAGTGTAAGAAATGTAACGGGGAGACCTGCTTAGAGTTAGAATTCCCAGATTGTATCCGTGAGGACGGTAAGGGCGGGGCGTACAGGGCCTGTCGGAAATGCGGCGAGAAGATATACCCGCAGCATGGAAAGTGGGTGACAAGATATCCGGACAAGTCGAAGGATATGGTCGGCTGGTGGACGAGCAATTTAATCAGCCATTATGTGCAGCCGATTGACATACTGGAGGCGTATCGCAACCCACCGAACGGCAACATGTCAGAGGTTTATAACAGTATGCTCGGTATGCCATATACGGATATTGAAAACCGGCTGACGGAGAATCAGGTACTAAGTCGTTGCGGTTCCGATGCCATGGCGGTTCGGGATGACGGTCCGACTGCGATGGGTGTAGATACGGGGAAACGCCTACATGTGGTGATAGGCCAGCGGACGAATAAGCGGAATCTAAAGATACTGAAAGTTACCAATGTTGATAGTTTTAATGACCTGCATGATTTAGGCAAGCGGTACAAGGTGCGGTGTGCGGTGATTGATAAATATCCGGAAACCCATGCGGCTAGAGCCTTTGGAGATTCAGAGAGTTACAAGGTGTATCTCTGTGGGTACCAGGACGGTAAGAAACAAGGTGGAACGGCTTGGGACGAACGTGGCATGGAGATACGGGGAAACCGGACGGAGTTACTGGATGCAAGTCATAGTCTGGTGTCTGATGGTAGCCGGTTAGAACTCCCACGAATGTCGGATGAGATCGAGCGGTATGCCAAGCAAATGACAGGGGTTGCCAAGGTTCTTGAGGAAGATCAGGAAACTGGCGCTAAGATATACAGGTATCGCAAAATGACCGGTGGGATTGGCGATCATTATAGACACGCAACGAACTACTTCATGTTGGCTTCTGAAAGGATTGGCGTGACAGGTGGAAATAAGTTTATCCAGTTGTATAATGAGAGGAAGTTTGGACGTAGGCGGGGGGCAATGGCAGCGTAAGTTTAAATATATTAATTCCGGGAGGTTGATATGAGTAAGTTTATAGATTCAATGGTTGGGCAATTAACAGGTATAAAAAAAGCAGTTATTGGTAAGCTTAGTCCACTGACTGCAGAACACGATGTTGAAAATTTTGATCATTATCTTCCAACAATTGAAGAACACAGGTTTGAAGCTACGTGGAAAGTTTTAGTTTCTTGTAGGCCATACGAATATGGACATGTTTTTAAAAATGTTGTAGCTGAACTGAAGAATGCGGTGCATGGTGAATTTCGACATAAATTATATCGACTTAGAAATGCAGTTTATGAAGAAAACAAGAAAGAGATGTTAAAAATCATTGGTGAGTTGTTTACCGAGATAGAATAAATTCCGGGAGGTTTCACATGCATTATGCTACAAGAATGAAGAACGAGATTAAGGAATTGGTTGAAAGTAACAATAATTACTACCGTGCTATACGTAACGCAAAGGAGAGAGCAGGGATAGATTGTGGAGTTAGTGGACTTGCAGACATGTGCGATAATGAGGAACTGATTACATGCAATGACAAGGATGCGCTATTTAAAATCATAGAGGATTTACCAGTCGTATGATGAACCCAACATTCACATATCACGCAAGAGCAGTTACGAACACCCCATGGTTTCTAATGGTTGATATTGCCAGTGTTGATCCGGTGTTAGGAATGGAGCATCCGAACGGGCAGTTCATGGTAATGTTTTATCCGGACCAGGATATGGCGGTAGCAATACCGGATGGGTATGGGTTAGCAGCATAATGTTTGAAAAGTATAATAATTAACCGGGAGGCAAAAAAATGATGAATGACTACATTTCAGTTCCACAGGGTTTTTTTGAGAATAATAGAAAGTTTGAAAGAGGTTCTGTTGAGATTCTTAGCGAGGAAGTTAATACTGGCAGCGGATGCTATTCAGGCGAAATAACATTTAGAACGAACAATGGAGAAATCCTTACAGGGTACGCAGATCGTGCTGTTTTAAACAGTGGTACAGGTTAAATTTGACAAGACAGATTAAACCGGGAGGCAATAAACACATGAGTACATACAGTGAAAAGTTCAAGAAAATCAGCGAAAAGGAAGCCTGCTTTGAAGAGGCGTTTGTGCTGTTATTTGAGGCGATTGATGAGTTGGTTGAATTAATCAAAGAAAGTATAGTAAATCCGGGAGGTAACAAATGAATTACAAATTAATATTAGTGGATGGGCAGAAATTCGAGTTTACCAGAGAAGAGGTTGACCGTCAGCAGAAAACAATCAGTAATTATGCCGGTCGCACGTTTATAGAAATCAGGGGCGTTGGGGTTATACCATACCGAAGTATTATCGGATGGTTTGAAGACGGTGAAGAGGAAGTAGCCGTATCTCCACAAGCAGCAGGGGTTCGAAGTGTCAAGAATCGAAACTGTTGTGATTCACCCAAGATTGAAATTCGAAAGGGGCGTAACAGAAATGGTAACTGGGAATACCGTGAGCAATGCGCCACGTGTTGTAAAAAAGGGTCGCTCATAACTGTGGGTGCCGTTAAAAATCCAAGTAGCACTCAGGAATTCCTAATCGCACTCGAAGACTACAAGGAAACAATCAAGGAACCTACGGAGTAATAAATGTTTCAGGGGAAATCTAAAAAGCAGAAGTTGGAATTGGCGAAGAATTTGTTCAATGATGCTGTTCGTGCAGACCGGATGTTTCAGAAAGCCGCCATGGAGGATTTCGAATTCAGAGATGGCGACCAGTGGGACGAGGATGATAAGCAGTATTTAGCAGAAGAGAAACGTCCGTGCTTGACATTCCCATTGATCGGTGGACGGGTCAACCTCGTCAAGGGTATGCACGAAGATGCGAAGATTAAGTATATTGCCAGCCCAATGGAAGAGTCTGATGATTTCCTCTGTGAGGTCATAAACGATACGGTAGAATATGTGTATGAGAAAGCAGGGACGGAAGCAGTTGAAGATAAAGCGTTTGACTCGACCGTGACTTGTGGACGTGGTTGGGCAGGGGTGTCGTTCGATCCTGATCCCAAAAGACTGGGGCATATTCGACTTAGGTATAACAACCCTCCGGTTTACGAGGTTCATAAAGACCCTGCAAGTCGTAAGGCTGATCAGCTAGACGGCGGGTACATGTTTTTCGATAAGTGGTTCAATCAGGAAGATTTCAAGCTATACTACCCGAAATTCAAAAGGCATGTTGAGGATTTGCTTGATACGGGCAAAATGACAAAGAGTAGCAGCCTGTCTGAGTTTGGAACCGAATCAGTCGATGGTGATTTTGAGGACGTGCAGGATGTAGATCAACAGGACTATGACGTGGAAATCGATTCGTCATATTTCAACCGTACTAAACGGCAGGTTCGAGTCGTACAGATGGAATACTGGGAGACTTTCAAGCGGTATTATACATTTGATCCGGAAACCGGCGACCATATCGAGTTCGATAAGAAAAATATGAAGGAGCTTCGGCGGGTATATGCGGAAGACTATGATGTTGACTTTGAATATGTAGATGTGAACGACCAGAAAGTTAAGTGGCTACAGTTTATTGGCGACAAGATTGTCTATGACGGTGACTCACCGATACCGTTCGACGGGTTCTCATTAGTGCAGGGCATTGCATATTCAGACAGTTCGGGGCGCACGACAAATAACTACGGGATAGTTCGACCGATTAAAGATAGTCAGAGGGAAGTGAATAAACGCTGGTCGCAATCGCTCAACATGATTAATAACAATGTGCAACCTGGCACGATAGTAGAAGAGGGTACATTTGTAGATGATGAGCAGGGCATAGATTCGCTTAAAACCGTCGGTGGGGTAACGATGGTTAAGGAAGATGCGCTGAAGGACAAGCGGATTGAGGTTCGCAGTCCACCGCCATTTCCAGTAGCAGCCATGCAGATGGAAGAAGCTGCCAAGGATATGATTAATGAGATATCTGGTATTAATCCGGATTTGCTTGGGCAGGATCGAGGAAGGGTAGATTCAGGGGTAGTGGTCAGGTTACGGCAGCAACAGGGATTAGCATTATTAAAGACCCTAATGAATAGCTCTAGGGATATTAAAAAGGGTGTGTTCGAACGCACGGTGGCGATTATCCTAGCCTACATGCCGGATGAACAAATTGTGCATATCCTGGGTGATTCAGAGAGATATGTAATACAGGAGAATATAATTACCGATCAGGAATCTGGGCTTTCGGCAGACATACGGGATGTGCGGAATGTCAAGTATAATGTGAAGTCAGAGGAGTTGCCGAGTAGTAAGAGCCGCAGGATTCTAGAACTATCCGTATTCATGGAAATGCAGCAGGCAGGAACTCCGGTAGACCCGTCAATGATGATCGACAAGACGGATATCAGCGCATCTGAAAAGAAGAAATGGAAGGAGTATCTACAGCGTCAGGAAGAAGCTGTACAGCAGAAGGAAGAACGGGAATATGAGTTGGAAGTTCTGAAAATCCAGTCCAAGATGTATACTGATGAGAAGAAGTTGGATGCGAGCACGGCGTTGGGCGCTGGAAAGCTCCACGAGGGTATCCGTAAGGGCGACATGAAGGATGCGGTGGATAACAAGAAGTTGGCATTGGAAGATAAGAAAATGAAGTTGGATTTTATAAAAGATACTGGGAAGAATGCAGAGGCTTCGAAGGCTAAAGAAGGTGCGTCGGTAAAGGCTAAATCCAAGTCTAAAAAGTGATAAATAATCCGGGAGAATATAATGGAAAGACAAGACGTTGAAGATAAATTTCGAGATGAATTTCATAACGATCTTTACATTGTTAATACGCAAGAGTTTTTCTTTGGGTCTGGGTTTGCAATAGCAATTCAAAATCGCAATACAAAGAAACGCCAAGCAGTTATGATCGACAGGTTGAAAACAGTAGGTGGAACTTTTGGTCTACATTATGATGATTTTGAAGAAAAAGAAGTCTATGGAATCGGCCCGCCATATCAACATGAAAGGGTTGGGTTGATGTATCATGGAGATAAAATTGACCAAACCATTAAAGATGTTCGCAAGACAATTGGGTAGAAAAATCAATTTATGTTAATCCGGGAGGTAAACCATGGCAAAAGAATCAAAACTAAGACTCTGGGGATTTGGAAAGGGTCAACGGGTAATCAAGGATATATACCGGGATGAATACGACCGGATATTTGGTAAACGGGAAACCATGTATCATACGAAAAGGTCAGGTGTGAAGATATATAAAGGTTTCGATAAGAAGTAATGGGACTGTCTGGGAACATATCCCAAGAAGGGTCAATGGCACATAGGTATTCCCACTGCTGTATGTGTGGGTACGATCTTTCCAGAAATAACAACTGTTTGCCATGTCATACATTACTTTTTAATTATCACGATAGAAACCGACAGACAGATAAGGATGGATACAAGGAATATTTCAAGAAGCATTGCAAGGGTTTCCGTGCTCGTGCAAGGAAGTTCGGAGATTGTAAAACATACTATTCATGTCCGGGTTGTTTTAAAAAGTATACAGATTTAGCATATTACTGGAAAGGTTAGTGTAAGATCGTAAAAGAGTATGTAAATCCGGGAGGGAACAATGCAGAAAGCAAGATTGACAATGGTGTATGAGAAAGAAGCTACTGCAGAAGACATTACATGGCTAAAAGAAATTTCAAGTGATCAATATTACGATGAGGAAACATTGTTTGAATTTTTTGGAATAGGTTGGGAAACAAGCAAAAGTATTAATGTTGAATCTTGTTGAAATAAACCAAGCGACGACTGCTAAAGGTCGTACAAGTGACGCCAAACTTTAATGGGCGATAAGTGACGCCGACTTTGACGGGCGCATAGACAAGGGAGAATGAATTATGGCTGATGATAAAACTAATGATACAATTACAGAAGAGGTGACAGACGAGGATCTCGAACAGCAGGCTTTAGAACAGGAAGCGGCTGAGTTGGAGGAGATAGAGGGTGCAAAAGAAACCGTGGTGGAATCTACAGAAACAGCCGTAGAGGAAACTACTAAACCTGCTGAATTCACACCTCCAACCGCTGAGGAGTTCGAAAAGCTCAAGAAGTCCCAACAGGGCATATATGAATCATACAAGGCTGAGAAGACTAAGCGTCAGGCAAACGATGATCGGTTGACTAATATATCCGATGCGCTACTGGAAATCCAAACGGAGCGGGCTAATAAAGTTAAAGAAAAACAAGTTGCAGAAGCCCCAAAGATTCCAGATCGGATTAAGGTAGAAGTAGACCAGGAAACCGGTGATGCGTACATATCTGTAGATCAAGCTAAGCAGATACTGGGCGGAGACAACAAGGCGGTAGATGATCGCATATCCAATATCCAATCACAAGTTGACCAGAAGGCAGCGCAGGATGCAGCGGATGCTGAGTTCTTCGCAGTGGTTGACAGTGTAGTACAAATGGACGAATCGTTCATACCTGCACTTCCGGTGATGGATAAGGCATTGAATTATCTACGTGCTGAAGTTTCCAGACTGGCGAAACAAGATGTGCTATCCGGTCGAGCGATTGACATTGTGGAAGAAAACGAGGACGTTATGAATAGTTTCTCAGAGCAATTTCCAGGTGTCAGCCATCGTGATATACTCCGAGCGTATGATTCCAAGAGCGATCTTAGAGAGGCGTTAAAGAGTATTGCGGGCACTATGGAAAAGGGTGATACCGTTGATACTCCAGCCACTCCAAAAGTTGGTATATCTGCAAGTGAAAACCTGAAGAAAATCGCAGGGGTGCAATCGAGCATAGGAACTGCACGGAACCAAAAGGTTTCAACCGGCGGGATCGAACTTGAAGATTATGTAAACCTGGATGCTGAGGACTTTAATAACCTGTCAGATGCTGAGATAGCAAAAGTCGAACGAGCCGTAGCCAGGGCTCAAGACGGAGAACCGTAAAGAACAGTCTGTACTCTCTTCGCCATGGAGATAATAAACAATGGCAATGACCGAATTCGCAACTGGTGATGCTTCTACCGTAAAACTATGGTCGAAGTTAACCATGCGAGATATGTTGAAAAAAACGTACATCAAGAAATTCTTGGGTACGGGAAAAAGCGCAATTCTGCAAAAACTGCCGGACTTGGAAAAAACAGCCGGTGATCAGATTAAGTTTGACCTTTTGATGCAGATGAGCGGCACCGGTATTGACGGCGACAATGAGATGACCGATAATGAAGAGGCTCTGGTATACTACCAGGATTCCGTACTTATCGATCAGAAACGAAATGCTCATAAGTTTGCACGGATGAGCCAACAGCGCACTCTGCACAATATGCGTACTGACGGTCGTGACAATCTTTCCGATTGGTTTGCTAATTGGATTGATGATCAGATGTTCCGGTATTTGGGCGGGGACACGTCTGCTGGTTGGGGTAACGTAGCAGTTGGTACGGCTCCGGACACTAACCATTATATCGTAACTGGTGATGTGACTCATACGGGTGTGATTGCAACTGATGAGACGACCGCTGGCTCGAATGATCAGTTAGCATTGTCGGATCTGGATTACGCCAAAGAGAAAGCTCAGACCAGATCTCCTCATGTCCGTCCGGTAATGATAGACGGTGGGGAATACTATGTGGTAGTGCTTCATCCATATAGTGCGACCGACCTCCGGTTAAACGTAATTGGTTCCACTCTGACGACTTGGCAGGAAATTCAGCAGTACGCCAATAGTCGTGGGTTAAAGAACCCGTTATTTACCAATAGTTTGGGCGTTTACAATGGGATGATCCTGTATGAATCACAGAGGATTTATTCTCCGCAGTCGAACATCCGTAGAAACCTGTTACTCGGTGCGCAAGCTGGTGTGTTCGCACTTGGTAATGCTTATGGTTCTGTGGATCAACGAAGGGTTGGAAAGAACAACCTGATGAGTTGGAACGAAGAAAGCAAGGATTACGGTAACCGCAAGGGTATCAGTGTGGGTATAATCGCTGGTATGAAAAAGTGTACGTTTAACAGTGCTGACTTCGGCACGATGGTTATCACTAGTTATTCCGCTCTACATAATTAATAGGGCAGGATTCTTAATTGTAGTACTAGTGATTGATCGTATGCGTCACTTTTATGTTTAACCTGGGGATCGTAACCCCAATAATTAAGGAGTAATAAGATGGCTTCTGTAGCATGGAGTTCAAGTGGGGCAACCACTTACAATCTAACGAGTGTGTCCACCAATAGCGGTGCGGCTCCGTTAGCAACCGCTCGTGAGGGTGGGTTTACAATGAGGAATAGAATTGTCTGGGCGAACGTAACCGCTCCGACCTTGACGAACAAAGTGATGAACATTCTGCAGCTTCTGCGGATTCCAGCGAGAACCGTGGTTGAGGATCTGTACTTGGTAGCACCTGCGGGCAGTGGAGCAACAACCCACGCTATCGGCGCTTCGTATGTTGCGAGTGCATCGGTTAGTTCCGGTGTTGGCGAATTTGGGTTTATCGCTTATCAGTCTGCAAGTTGGTCTTCAAGTCAGGCAGTTGCTGGTGGTTTTGCACAGGTGACCGCAAGTAAATCTAAGCTGCATACCAGTTCCGTACTGGCTCTTCCGACCGATCCAGAAACCTCTCCGAAGGGTTCTGTTCGAGCGATAAGAACTGACGTTGCTGGCGCGGCTCAGGGTTTCGCAGATGGTGGTGATGATGCGTCTGGTGGCATGCACTTTCCTTACGGTGGGTACGTTACCTTTCAGTTCACCGGTGGGAAAGGTTCTGTAACGGCTGCCGCTTCTTGGGATGGCAGATTTGCAGGTACGACCGAGGTGATTGCAAGGGGCTGGAAAGTTCCTGAGTAAAAAGTAGTTAACCAGGGGAGGGGCAATATTTTCCTTAAAGGCCACTTGAGCCCTTCCCCATTTCAACCTTAAATCCGGGAGAGAAAACATGAACGCAATTTTACCAGTAGAGGCACCGATTTACGCCAATCGAAATGTTCAAAAGGGTACTTTTTACCATAAGTGCGTACAGGATGACATAATTTCAAAGATAGATGCTTCGTTAAGGCAAATGGGGTTTTATCTATCATTCGACGGAACTTACAAGAGAAATGCGTTACCTGTTGGGATTCACACCCCGTGGAACCATGTTAATCATTTATATACCAAGCGATGCGGCATTGACCATGGAATTAAGTTTAATGTACTAGGGTACATCCCACCTAAGTGTCAGGAGTGCTGGAAAGTGGTTGTGTTTCCGAGAACGCTCAAGGAGCTTTACCAACTACTTGATGTTGAAAAAGGATTAGACCGTGCATCAAAATGTGGAATCGAAATGCGATGGTATACGCCTAGGCTCTACGGTGGATACTTCTACAATAATTCACTTGATGAGGGTCGGGAGAGGTACGAAGAAGTTCGCAAGGCAGTAGACGAACATATGTCTAAAGACGTAAATGTTATTCTTAAGAGAGCTTGCACTGAATATGAATTAATCCAAGGGCCGTCTCCGGCATGGCACATGACAGACGCTCAGTGGGGTATGGAAGAAAAGTTCGAAGCATTGGTTGAGCAGGTAGTGCCGATACAGAAAGGACAGAATTGGTTTATAGAGCAGGCGGTTCATACCAACTGGATCGAATGGGCGTGGAAACATCAGGATGAAACCGTTAAGGAATATATAGGCGACCTGCCACTCTACCCACCGTCAGTCCAGTACCATGAGGGAGATATAAACATAATCAAGGCTGATATTGTTAAAGCACGGGCGGTCACCAAGCGCAATATTCAACCAGATGTGGTGGACGCTGTGTATTCTGCAGTCAGTGGATTAGGACTTACCAAGGGAATCCGTCCGAAAGAAGTTGGCGAGTTGATGGGTTTAGATAATATCAATCCTTTGTACTATGGGGAGGGCATTGAGATTGGATAATATAGAGATTACCGACCAACAGTCCAAATGCCTAGAGTGTAACGAGTGTTGTGAGTTTATCGAAATCCCAACCACAATGTTTAACAACAGCGTGATGGAATATTATCTTGCTCGTGGAACTCAGTTCGTTATAAACCCAGCAGGTATTTTAATGATTCGGATTCACGAACCATGTGTTTTCCTTCAATCGGACGGGTCTTGTGAAATTTACGACAACCGCCCGGAGGTTTGCAGAACTTACATGTGTGCTGTTGGTGATAAAAGCATGAAGGAGAAAAAGGATGCGGATTGTAAGTCTGCACGGATACAAGTGAGCAAGATTATCGAAAGCGAAAAACTCGCAAAACAAACCAATAAGGAAGGCTAATAATGGCAATTTATCAAACTTTTTTAAACCATAATATTCAGAGGCATAAGGATCGGGTCCGGTTGCTTCAAAAGGGCGGGATCAACTTTACCAATCAGTCTCTGGACGCTGGCGCTGGCGATGTCCATGAGGTGATTGCGATCAAGCCTGGGACGGTTGTACTCAGTGCGTTTGTAACGGTTAACACGGCTGCTCCGACCAATTCTACAATCGACTTGGGGTACGGCTCTGTTCCGAACTACTGGGGTACAGGATTACCGATAGACACCGCAGGGTATGCAAGTACCATAAGAGCGGCTACCCAAACCGTGTATCCGCCTGATAAAATCATGGGTGGTGATCAATGGAATACCGAGGTAGCGGTAACTGGCGCTCTTTACGGAGATTCAGTAACGGTACAAAGTGCGAACGATGTTGACGTAGCGGATATTGCGCTTAATGGAAATGTGTTCAGGCCAGGGGTGGTGACTGTAAACCTAGTCAACATGTCAAAGGGCGAGTTGAGCCTGCCGACTATGAGCCTGAACGTAGTGGTTAACAGAGCACCCATGATTGCAAACCCGGTACTATTCGGATCGTCAGACACGATTGATATAACGGCTACTACAGATGTTCAGGATGTGAACATTACTTCTGGAATTATTTCTGTCAAAGCGCTGGTCATACTGTTAGATCTGTAAGTAAACACTCAATTGTGGGATAGGATGATATACCTACTAGCATATCTTCTGAAACAGGAGATCCCGGCTCCTCTTCCCACAATTTTACCGGATTGGAAGAATTAAAATATGGCAACAGTTACCAGTATTATAGACAGTGCTCGGTATGATTTACGGGCGAAAACCGGTAATGCGTTCGAATCCGACGAACTGCTTGATTATTTGAACCGAACGGTAGGAGTTCTTGACGCATCATTATTGTCCTTGCGGTCAGACTGGTTAAAAAAGGTGGATGCGGTAGAGTCTTTATCGTCCGGTCAGCGAAAAATCACCATGCCGACCAGGTGTATCGGAGTGGATTCGATATGGCGCACAACTGTTATCGCTGCGGCGACCGACATGACGTACACGAACTCCACCAAGATTATCCTGAGTACGGCTACAAACTATGATACAGCTGGGTTCGAGGCGAATGATACGATTGGAGTGGGTGGAAGCACGCTGAACGATTCAGATACAATCGGGTTGTTAACCATATCAGCAATAGGTAGTGCAGGTGCAGGCACGAACAATCAGATTACGGTTAATGAATCAACACTAGTAAATGAGGGTGCAGCAGCTGGAACCGGCACGATTATTCGGGTGGACAACAATGAGGTTTACAAGACCGACAACAAAGACCTCCACACTGTTCGTAAATGGGGTTCACCAGCAGCGCCATACTCCTGGGCGTTCGAGGGAACCGATACTATATTCGATAACATAGCCGATGATGATTACGGGTTGATAATTCACTTATCCCAGCAGCCCGATACGCTCGACATGAGCGATAGTATGCCATACAACGATGAGTTCAATGATGAGGTTCGCCAGGGGTTGGTAATGATTGCTGAAAATAAATATGATGAGGTTTCGTCGCTATCTGCGGCCATGGAGAGACTGTTTAAAAACGCAGCAAGAACCAAACAGTTGAATCGGTCTTTTGTCCCAAAGAGAGTATGGAGGGACTTCTAATGGGGAAAACGTTATCAGTTCGGGCAAACGAGGAAGGTACGATTGTAATCACGGTAGCTGTAACGGATGCGGCTGGAAGTGCGGTCACGCCAGATACAGCATTATGGTCACTCACCGATTTGGATGGAGCGGCTATAAACAGTCGCACGGCGGTCGCCATAGCGGTTCCTGCAGCGTCTGACGACATTGTATTGTCCGGCGACGACCTCCCGACAAGTGGTAGCGATAGAGAGTTGCTGTTGTTGTATTACGGAACATACACATCAACCGAAGGCGCTGGGCTCCCATTCAAAGAACAGGTTCGCTTCTGGGTGAACGATTTAAAGGCGGTTACGTAATTGGCCGGAAATGATGCAAATACTGTTTTGTTGATTCATTCAGACACCAGTGATGAGGCAGTCGCATTTGTTGATTCCGGGAGGGGGGCGAACTGCCCGCATACCGTCAATAGGGTTGGCAATACTCATCACGAAACAGACCAACAGAAGTTTGGCACAACGAGTATGTATTTTGATGGTGCGGGTGATTCTTTAACCGTAGCTGACAACCTTACTGATTTCGATTTTGCGGCAGGAGACTTTACGGTTGATTTCTGGGTTTACCCAACACAAAACATTGGAACATACCATGAGGAATGGGTAATGTATTTTAACGGTGCCGCAAAGTTATCGTGGATTACCAGGCGAAATACAGACGGAACCCTTCAACTTTATTTGAGTTCGAACGGAACTAGTTGGGATTTTAATCAGGCTACTTCGGAAACGGTATCATCTAACGCATGGCACCATATTGCAATAGTTAGAGATGGAAATGTAATTAAACCATTTATCGATGGAACCTTGGCTACATTCGGAACCACGGCTTATGCGAATTCGTTGTCTACTAGCCCAGATTTACTTAGAATTGGGGACTCTGGGCCAGGATCAGATGTTTATGAAGGTTATTTGGATGAGATCAGAATCTCAAAAGGTGTAGCCAGGTGGACAGAAGCTTTCACTCCACCGCTTTTTGAGTATGGGCATTTATATGTAAACGATGGAGCTCATGTTCACACAGCCGACTCCCCGTCGATCATTCAGATATTAGCAATCTTAGCGGTTAATGATTCCAGCCATGTGCATACGGCTGATAGCCCAACGCTACTGGCGATATTTGATTTACTGGTAAACGATGCGGTTCATGTGCATACGGCAGACAGTCCGTTGCTGGTGGTTTATCTCGCAGTCCTCGACGCAATTCATTCGATGAGTGCAGACTCCCCAGCATTATCCTTCATACCAGCAGAGACACTTGAGTTGATATTCACAGGTAAGATTCCAGGTATCGACTTCTCAGCAACAAAACCGAGTATTCAGATAACAGGCAAAAAACCGGGGGTGGAATTTGAATAAACAGACTGAGAAATTGTCCGATATAAAGACTACTGATTTAGATAAGTACAACATGCCATATTATCTTGATATTAACAAGTGGGATTTGGTAACCAAACTAATGCCACTGTTTGAAAATGGCACGTTGTTTATGCGGGAGGATGGCAAAATCGACCATCGGAGGGTTCCAATATTCCATGGCCCGTGGGCATATATCCAACACATGGGTAAGGATTGCTTTCTATATCACAAGATATACTTCCAGTTCTACAAGCGGATACATTCAGAATGTCAGAGTTGTTTCAAGGTTGTAATAGAGCCGAGGACGCTACGGGAATTATTCGATCTATACAATATACAGAGGGAATTAAATTATCCAAGCAAGTGCGGTGTTGAAATCTACAGGGAGAACAGCACTAAGAAATACGGTGGGTACTTTTATTGTAATGGATTAACTGAAGGACAGAAGAGATACAAGGAAGTCCGGCAAGCAATCGATCTTGAAATATCCCAAGACGTACCGGTCATACTTAAACGCTCATGCACCGAATACGAACAGGAATTGGGTGATTCGGCAAACTGGACTGTATCTGAAGAACAAGCGGAAGAGGAAATCGTGCTCAGAGATTCATTTGTAAACAACGTCACTGATTATTCCCAAGCCCGTCATATGATTGCACATATCCACCGCCATTGGATCCACGTAGCATATCAACATAACGACCTAACCTATCTGGAATATACCGGGGGCAATAAGTTGTTCAAAGACTTACGAACGTACCATAAGGAGGAATAGACATTGGCAGCATCAGTACATGATAATGTTTTAGACGCAGCGTTGGATTATCTAAAAAACAACTCTACAAAGTTAACTGTGTGTGGTTCACAACCGACTACCTATGCACAGGCCATAACGAGTTTTAAGTTGGCTAGTGTTGTGATTAGTTCTGCAGATTTCGGCTCCCCGGCGAATGGAGATGCATCTGGTAGAAAAATTGCGGTAAACGCACAGAGTTCGGTTAGTATAGATTCGTCTGGCTCTGCGGATTGGGTAGCTCTGGTCAAAACAGCAAGCTCGTTATTGCTATACGTAACCGACACGACCACGACCGGATTA